AAGGCCGAGCTCCAATCCATAAAGCAAACTGCTATCGACTGTAAAGAGCTTTTGGTGGAGCGCCAGAGGCTAGAACAAATGGTTAAAGAACTAAACGACAATGGAGAAATTGAAAAAGACAAAGACTACTCAGGAGGATTCGCAGAAAGGTTCTCAAAATAACCCAAGCGGACTTGTCTATTGGGGTGACTATGACTTTGACAATCAGACAGTTACAAGCTGTCACTTAGAAGTTAACTATACGCCCTCGTAGCTCAGCTGGATAGAGCAACAGCCTTCTAAGCTGTGGGTCCTAGGTTCGAGTCCTAGCGGGGGTACCAATTAAATTAAAAACTATGCCTGATCTTATTTGTGAAAAATGTAAAGCAGAGAAATCTGTAAGAAGCCTGACCATGAAGTTTAAGAACGGTAGTGTTTACTACCCTGAAGGCCAGTGTGAGTGTGGCGAACAAATGGAGATTAAAAACCCTAAAGATGGTGTACCTTTGCTGGGTAGAATGAACTCACACGGACAGAGCTTTTGATGTCCACTATAATCGACATAAAGGGGTATGAAACTAAAGGGATTAAGATCGACCCTAACGGTACAGAAGGACAAGTTGTCGAGCTCCACGGGTTACTCGTGGTCCTGCCAAAGAAACCGCGCAAATCGCAAATTCTCTTCCATGACCAGCCAAAGAAGTTGCAGTTGTGGAAGCGCACACCTATGCCAGAGGAAATGCGCAGGATACGCAGTATGGATGAGTGGCTCGAAAAACCTGCCGAGTTTCGTAACAAGTTTCGTTCTTACATCGAGCAAGAGTTTCAGCGTAGGCGCGACGGTGTATGGTTTTACAATAATGGGGAGCCTACGTATATTACAGGGAGACACTATATGTTTCTACAATGGTCTAAAATTGATATCGGATATCCATCATACCTCGCTTTCCAAAAAGACATCTTTACGCACATGGCTGCTTGTGAAGCTGACCCTCGTTGTTTCGGTCAGCTTTATACTAAGTGTCGTCGTTCTGGCTACACTAACATATGCTCTGCTGTCCTTGTGGATGAAGCTAGTCAAGTTAAAGAGAAGCTTCTTGGCATACAATCGAAAACTGGTAAAGACTCGCAAGAGAACATATTCATGAAGAAGGTGGTTGCGATCTTTCGCAGCTACCCATTCTTCTTCAAGCCTATCCAGGACGGTACCACCAACCCACGCATGGAACTTGCATTTCGTGAGCCGTCAAAGCGTATCACTAAAAACAATAAGACCTCACATAGGGGTGACGCTTTAAACACGGTAATTAACTGGAAGAACACCACGAACAATGCGTATGACGGTGAAAAACTACACATGCTTTACCTCGACGAGGCTGGTAAGTGGGAAAAACCAACTGACATTAGAGAAGCCTGGAGGATTGAGCGTACTTGTTTAATCGTGGGGCGCAAGGTGGTGGGTAAAGCCATTGTGGGGAGTACGGTAAACCCCATGAACAAAGGGGGTGAGGAATACAAGGGGCTGTGGTATGATTCTGATCCTAATGAGCGAAACAATAACGACAGGACAAAAACAGGGCTCTACAGAATATTTATCCCAGCCTATGATGCTTTAGAGGGTTTCTTTGATGTTTATGGCAATGCTGTTGTTGAGGATCCGCCCCAAAGCGTACACATACATGGTATAGATGGAGATACCATCGAAATTGGCAGTAAGACCTATCTCAAGAATGAACGCAAGTCGTTTAAAGATAACCCGTCTGAACTAAACGAGGTTACTAGACAGTTTCCGTTTACCGAAGATGAAGCGTTTAGAGATAGTATTGAGGGAAGTTTATTTAATATAGGTAAGATATATCAGCAAATAGAGTACAACGACGAGCTGTTCCCTAATCCTGTCGTTGTCGGTAACTTTACGTGGAAGGAAAAAGACAAAGAGGTTGTTTTCTCGCCCACCCCTAACGGTAGGTTTAGGGTGTCTTGGATGCCTGATCCTTCTGAAAGAAATATATCTAAAACTGAAAGAGGAAAAAAAATAGCCCCGTTCACTTCTTATGGCTGTGGAGGAGTTGACTCATATGACCTAGATGCCACTGTGGACAATAGAGGTTCTAAAGGGGCTCTTCATATGTACAATAAGTTTAGCATGAACCGTCCCTCTAACATGTTTGTTGTGGAGTATGCCTCTAGGCCAGACCTAGCCAGTATATTCTATGAGGACGTCCTTATGTGTGCGTTTTATTATGGGTATCCTTTACTTGTAGAGAACAATAAGTACGGTATTGTAAGGTACTTTGAGTCAAGGGGTTATGACGGCTACTTAATGGATAGACCGAGACACCTTATGAGCACCTCTTCTCACGTAAACGTAAAGACAAAAGGCATACCGTCTAACTCTCAGGACGTAATACAGTCTCATGCTCAATCTATAGAGAAATACATTCACGATCACGTTGGTGTAAATTACGAAAGCGGAGAAACAGGAGCCATGTACTTTAACAAAACCCTTGAGGATTGGATTGGGTTTAAAATAGACAAAAGAACTAAGTTTGACTTAACTATTAGTTCTGGTCTGGCTTTGCTTGCAGCTCAAAAAGAAAAAGAAAAACCTAAGTCTGACTTTAAGGAAAAGGTGTTTTTTAGAAAATATAAGGTCTAACGACGATTTGTTATATTTGCAGAATATGCATAATGCAAGTAAATTATGAGCCTCGATAAAAATAGCAAGCATTCCTTCCCAAACCCTTTGGCAGACGCATCAACTAAGGAGAGTATGTCTTATGGCTTGCAGTATGCAAAGGCTATTGAAAACCAGTGGGGCAAAATAAAGGAGTCTACATCTCTTTACGGTAAAAGAAATGCGGTATTCGAAAGAAGCCGAGATTACGCTAACGGCACTCAAGACACCAACATATACAAAAAGCTTCTCAGATCCCTTAATCCTAACGATGGTGACGGAAGCTTGATGAATATGGACTACACCCCTGTTCCTATTTTACCTAAATTCGTAAGGGTTGTAGTAAACAAAATTTTGTCCAAAGATCCGTATCCTAACCTAGAGGCTATTGACCCTCTTTCTTCTTCTGAAAAGAACAACAAGAAGAGAAGGATGGAGATCCAGGTTGAGGCAAAGAAGCAGTTGCAGCAGCTTAAGCAGCAAACAGGCATGGTGATTGGAGAGGATCCAGATCAGCTCCCAGACTCTTTAGAGGAGGCTGAAATACTTTTGGGTACTAACGTCAAAACTGACGCAGAGATTGCAGCTCAGATAGGGACTAACATGACCCTTTCATGGAACAATTTCAACGACGGAACCCTACGAAGGTGTGTTAATGATCTCGTCGCCCTGGGCATGTGCGTTGTGAAAAGAAGTAACGACCCTAATCACGGCATTAAGACTGATTACGTAGATCCCTCTACGTTTATTCACAGCCATACAGAAGATCCTTTTTTTGAGGATTTAATTTATGCGGGGCATGTTAAGTCTATTTCTATACAGGAGCTAAGAAGGATATCTGCTGGTGAGATTACAGAAGAGCAGCTTGAGGAGTTGGCTAAATCAGTTAAGGGGAAGTATGGGAACAACCCAAGCTCTTTTGGTAAGAGCAGTTATAACAACCTATCTCAAAGAACTGACTATGGATATGACGAGTACATGGTTGATGTACTTGAGTTCGAATTTATTTCTGTTGATTGCATATACTTCGAAGAGAAGGAAAACCGTTTCGGTAACGTAAACTTCTTCATGAAGGGCTTTGAATACTCTGAGAAACCAGGCAGTGTATTTGAAAGAAATCCAGTAAAGATGGATATCGCTACTGTGTACGGTGGCATGTATGTCATGAACGGATCTAACATTGTATTTAATTACGGAAGGTCTAAGAACGTACCAAAGAACATCCACGATATATCATCTGTGAGGCTGTCTTATTCTCCAGTGGCTACCAATATTCGGGACATGATGCCGAAGTCTATGGTGTCTAGCTGTACTGGTTTTGCTGACATGCTCCAGCTAACCCACCTTAAGATCCAGCAAGCTATCGCTAAAGCGAAACCAGACGGATTGATCATTGATATCGAGGGATTGGAGAATGTGCAGCTAGGTAAAGGCGGAGATTTACAGCCTTTGGACTTGCATGATATCTACGAGCAGACTGGTGTATTCTACTATAGAAGTAAAAACCCAGAGGGAGGGTTTCAGAACCCACCAGTAAGAGAGATAGGAAATAGTATTCGAAACATCAATGAGCTCATTGGTCTTTACAATCACTATCTGCGTATGATCCGAGACGCTACAGGTGTCAATGAAATGATGGACGCTTCTACACCTAAGGGTGATACCCTGGTAGGGGTTCAGCAAAATGCTATTTCCGCAGGCAATAACGCTATATACGATATCACTAACGCTTCTATGATTCTTTACAAGAAGGTTTGTGAAGATATAGTTAAGTGTCTGCAAATAATACCAGAAGAGTCTGTTCTTCATGAGATATACAGCAACGCCATAGGTAAGGAAAATATGGCTGTTCTTTCTTCGTTCAATGACCTCCCTATGTACAACTTTGGTGTACAGGTGGTGAAGGAGATGGAAGACAAAGACAAGGCATACTTAGAGCAAAATGTTCAGATGGCTATTCAGCAAAAAGAGATAGACCTCGAAGATGCGATTGCGATTAGGAACATGAAGGATGTTAACCAGGCCGAAAGGCTTTTGGTGGTAAGACGCAAGAAGCGTATGGCCCAACAGCAACAAATAGCTGCTCAAAACTCACAGATGCAAGCTCAGTCAGCCCAACAAGCCGCTCAAGCCGCTTCGCAGGCTAAGATGCAAGAGATGCAAATGGAAGCTCAGCTAGAGGCCCAGCAAATGCAGCTTAAGACCCAGCTTGAGGGTCAGCTAGAGGAGGTGAAACATCAGTTCAGAAAGGAAATCGAGATTATTAAAGCTCAAGCCACTCTTGGGTTTAAGACTGAAGATCAAGAGTTTAAGCAAAAACTTGAAGTTTTAAAAGAAGACAGAAAGGACGACAGAGTAAAGAAGCAGTCTTCTGAGCAAAGCAAATTGCTTTCTCAGCGTCAAGGAAACAGGGGTGAACTTCCAGAGGCTGGGGATAGCGTAGATAATATTGTAAACTCACTATTAGGATAACATGGCAAGTAAAGTAAACTTAGACGTAGCTGAAAAGCTTGATATCACTTGCAGAAGAGGAGATACCTTCTCTCTCACTCTTACATTGAATGACTCTAGCGGAACCGCTTTAGATCTGACTGAATATGAGTTTTTAATGGACGTAAAGACTAATCCCGTTCGATCCCGAAAAGGAGTTTCTGAAAGGGAGGTGATTGCTTCTAGCAGCCTTTCTTCCTCTACCTCGGACGCCAAGGGTTTAAGCGAAGAACAAACAAGCAAGCTAAGTAATGGGTTTGTGTTTAGCGACGGCACTACCTCTGGCGCGGTTACCGTTACAGCTTCAGCGGATGTCATGAAGGAGCTTCCTGTTGGTTCTTTTACTTACGATATTCAGCAAAAAGTTAGCGAAGTGGTAACTACTATATTAAGGGGTTCATTCAGAGTAAACGAAGACATATCCAGATAACATGGCTATAACAGTTACAACAAACGGGTCTACCTCAGTAACAGTTACGGCCCCAGCCTCAAGCTCGGTAGTAGTAACAGAGAAAGGTGTTAAAGGCGACAAGGGTGCTGATGGTGCTGCTGGTTCAGACGGCGCTCAAGGTCCTCAGGGCGTTCAAGGCCCTGCTGGTGCCGACTCAACTGTAGCTGGTCCTGCTGGTCCTGCTGGTCAAGACGGTTCAGACGGTGCTGATGGCGTCTCACCCACAGCTTCTAATGTAGCCGCTACTGGTGCTGTTATGAAGACAGCAACATCTACTGCTGATTTCGATTTTGTCATTGACGAGAATAACTTCTCTTCTAACTCAGACACTAAGGTTCCTACTCAGCAATCTACGAAGTCTTATGTTGACGCTGAGGCATCACAACGTGCTTTGGGTGATAGCCAGAACCAGAATGCAATAAGTGTCGTTAGCAATCAAAACGCTGCTTTAACCACATCGATTTCAAACCTACAATCTAGGCTTGGCTCAGGAACCACAGGGGACGCCCTTTCTGATATTGTAACCCCTGCGTCTGACGACAAGGTTTTAATTCAAGACACGTCTGACAGCAATAACCTTAAGTATGTTGACTTTAGTGACTTAGGCACGGGAAGCGGAACGGGCGATATAACTGGAGTCACTATCACGACAGACAGCGGAGGG